CAAGAGTATTCGTGGAGAATAACCTTTGCAAACTCGTGGGATAGTTCTGCTAGAACTGGGAGAGTGATCGCAACTTCTCGTCGATAGATTGGCTGAGAACAATAGAAACCAATATCTATCTTAGGTGTTTTACTATTCTTGGGGGCATAGGTAGACCCATCAAGATAACACTCGTTTGCCTCAAGACGTGAAGCGATCTTAACATTGAAGTTGGTACTGACTGAGAGAATTTCTGTGAGGTCGCGTGTTAGATTTGCCTCAACCTGTTGCCACGAAGTAGCATGATGATTTACGAAATGATCCCAGCATATATGCGCAGCATCGATCGTACCAAAGATACGATGCATTCTTTTTTCTTCGAACATAGGCCATATTAGTAATTCCAGTTACCGAATTCACGTTTGTTTGTCATTCTGTTATCAGTTCCTCTATCAAAGACAGGAGTATCATCTTTTTCCTTATCTTGTTTCGCCTTTTCACCTGGGCGATTAATGAGTGACTGATCTGCAACATCAAACAGACGCATTTTTGAACGATCGACTCCAATGACAAATTTCTTATGCAGAGACGGGTCATTGTATCGATTTTTGAGTTGCTTAATAAGAAGCAAACCTTTTTCGTCTAGTTCATCCGATGTTTGGATGCCGATGAAAAAGTCTGCCGTTGCCGGCAGCCCAAAACTTTCTGAGGTGTCTCCAAGGTCAATGTCAGACGACATGAATCCTGCACGATTCAACTGTGTCGCCGAGACGATGGGAACCTCAATCTCTACTGCAAATCCTCGTAGTTCTTCGGCAATGGACTTCACCAATTGGTAAAGATTATTGGCCATGTTCTTCATACGAGAAGATGCGCAAATGTTCAAATAATCAATGTAGATAATATCTGGTCGGATATTTCTCTTGATTTTTAATTCGTTGACAAGATGACGAAAGTGTCCGACATGCGCAGTGGCAGTCGGATATTCTTTGACAATCAAATTGCCTTTAACTGTACTACGGAGGCTCGCGATCTTTTTATCGAATACGTCGCGTGGTAACTCTCGTAATTGATGGATAGGAATGTCGAGCAAGTTTGCATCAATCCTTTCAGCGATTCGTTCCTCTGCCATCTCCATAGAGATGTAAAGAACATTTTTGCCAGCATACAAATTTGCTGCTGCACAATGACACATGAAAAGGGACTTACCAACACCTGTACCTGCCATCACTATGTTTAGTGTTTTATCTGGCAAACCACCATCTGTAATTTTGTTTAAGTAATCGAGATCAAACTCGATCTTCTTTTCCTTTGAATGATACCAGTCGAATCTTGCTTCAGAATCTTTCACATAATCATGCCCGATATTCGGATCGAAAGATACTGCTAATGCATCAGATAAGAGTTGTGGTATCGCTCCCTTATCTTCATTTGTTTTACCATCAAAAATCTCGATGGATTTCATAATTGAATTATAGACTGCTTTGTCTTGACAGAACTGTTCAGTCTGATCACAAAGCCACTGCAGATCGGAGGCAGGATCTTCGGGTGTCAACTCATTGACTAACCCAACTGCTCCCTTAAAAACGTCCTCTGCTAAATTCTTTTTACTGAGATCAATACTCAGTGATTCTTGCGTTGGACATTTATTGTATTTATCAACAAAGGTAAACATTTCATTAAAGACGGTCCTTTGTATCGTGTCGTGAAAGTATTCGCTTCTGAGGAAGGGGATTGTCTTCCTCATGTAAGGTTCGTTAGTTAATAGATTCCGGAGTATTGTTTGCTCTATCAAGTCCATCTCTCGCTAAAATTTGAATTGCTATATGTTCAACTACTTCGTGAAATTCTTCTTTGTCCTCCTGCGTCCATTCTGCTTTTTTATCGGCAAGCGATCCTCCCTGAATCGCTACGACATCATAATCCAAATGGAGACGTCCTGCATTAGGATGGATTTCTCCAGTCTCTGGATGAGGATCATCTCCGATTACGCCTATGTTGTTTAGACGAATAATCGTTCCATCATATTTAGGGTGACGGACATCTATACAATGTTGCTCATCTTTTTTGTCTACAGGATTTAAGCACCATGCCCATTTAATTTCTGCTTGAGCCATGCCTTTTCGCCCCTCATACAAGGGATCCACTTCAGTCCGTAGAGGTGGTGGACTCTGCTGGTAACTCGCCATCTTCATTCTCCTCGTCATCTTCTGGCATAGGATCTGTTGAGGAATAAAGATATTCCTTAGATGCTCCCATGTCTATTTGTTCAAGAACCTGTTGAGTAAAATACTTTTCAGGATTATCATTAATTGTTTTACCAAACTGTTTAGTACCATCTGGAAGTTCGATCCTGGTAGATACACTTTTGAATATACCATAACGAATGGCGAGATCAAGAAGACCATAATAGCGATCCAGTCCCGAGTCATATCTAACAGCAACTTCCACTTGTTTATTTTCCTTGGTCAGACGAGACTTGTAGTTCTTCGCCCTAACAATGTTTCCAATTACTTCTGTGCCATCCTTGATCTTTTTCTTACTTAGAAAAATGATATTAGATGCTGCGTATTTGAGACCTCCGCCTCCACCCATATCTTTCATTGGATAGTAAGCACCAATGACGTCAAAAGTATGGTTGGTGACAAAGATAGGAATATTTGCTTGCCCTGCTTTAAGAGTCAGGACACGAAACGCACCTCTGATAAGTTGAGCACGAGTCATGTCCCGAGTATCTTTACCCTCCTGCATATCATGCACCTCTTTTTCTGTTGAGAGGTTTCCCAAACTGTCGAGACACATAACCAAAGGAGGACGATTTTTCTCAGGAGTTTTGAAGTGAGACTCAATGACTTTTAATGCCTGTGATCGGAACTCCTGTATCGTAGTCACGGGCATGATGTACATACGTTTAGAGTCGATGCCTCGACTTTCTACCATTTCTTTGCTTAATGCAGATTCGCTCTCAAAGTATAAAACCCCACCATCTGGATTGCTATCAAGAAAGGATCGCACCATGCCCAGCACAAAAAAAGTCTTTCCCGTTGATTGCTCACCTGCGATAGCAGTAATTTTATTCGAGGGGAATCCCCCGAATATTGAGCCAGATACCAAAGCATTAAGTACAAAACTCCCGCTATCAATAAAATCGGTAACATCGCCAGCAGCAACACCTTCGGCGACTTTTCCAGCATATTCATTTTTTGTCTCCTTTACGAGATCATCAAAATAATCCATTATAATTTCCTTATTTCTATAACTCGCCAATTATATGGCGAGAGATTAAAAAACACATACAGGTCATCCCAAGTGCGACAAGTATGCTTATATACCATGTTCGGGTCTCTGGGATTTTGTACTGTAATAAGTATACCACGAATATGGATACCTGTCAAGTTTTTATCCGAAGAAATCTTCGATGGTATTCCTCTTTTCAAGAGACCAACCAATTTTTTCAACAATGTCATCTAGAGGTAATTTATAGGTTTTGTCAAACATCAAATCTCTGTCAATGTATTTATCTAATCCAAACTCAGGAGGTAAACCATCGACCATAGCGATGACGTTCTCACGGATTGGATTCGGCATTTTGAGATAGACAAACTTGATTTTTTCTCCCTCTTGGATCCTCGCATACTTCTTCTCAACTTTGTGATCATTGAGAAGTTTATTGTAAAGCAAAGAACCTCGGACGTGAATAGGAGTGCCTAATTTGTAAATGTCCTGTCGATCACCGTATTTGGTAAGTCCCTTTACAGATCTCGGAAAGCAAACATCCTCAATAGGCATCTCATGAAACTCCTCTTTGAACCTACTTACAAATGCCTGTAAATTATCTTCATCTTTATTCATGATTACATCAAAGGATTTTTTGAGACTAGCACGACAAACAGCTGGCGTAGAAGATTTCACTGCCTCGATCCCCATCATTTTCAGTTTAGGTTCTTCATACTGAACACCTTCGTTGTTCCAAACATTGAGAATGTAGTGTTTTTTGGCAGTCCAAATAGCTTTGGAGGAAATACTTTCCCGTTTCATACTCATCTTTTGTTCAAAGGCATTTACGTACTCGGCCAGATCTTTATATGCCTCATCAATAACAGTTTGAATTGGTCCTTCGCCCAACTTGTCCAGAAACTCAACAATAGCAGTTTCCATTGGATTGAAAGGTACATCCTTATATCTATCCTCAACCATATCTTCCATACTAACATATAACGAATCTGTATCGGCAGCAATAACATAATCTTTTTCGTTTTTAAAAACATTGTTCATCCATTTGTTTACTGCTCGCTCAGCAGTCTTAATAGACAACTGTCCT